CGCAAATATGATGCTTGGAAAGAACGTTCTTTATATTACCATGGAAATGGCTGAAGAAAAGATTGCGGAACGTATTGATGCAAATCTTCTAAATGTTTCTTGTGAAGATCTAGCTGGTCTTTCAAAAGATCTGTATGAAACGAAAGTTTCTAAGGTTCGCGCGAAAACGGTCGGAAAACTCATCATCAAGGAATACCCAACAGCTACTGCTCACGTTGGTCATTTCCGCCATCTTCTTAACGAACTGAATCTAAAGCGAACATTTAAGCCGGATATTATCTACCTGGATTATCTGAATATTTCTATGTCTTCGCGGGTTAAACCTGGAGCAAATATAAATAGCTACACTTATATCAAATCCATCGCGGAAGAATTGAGAGGATTAGCAGTTGAATTCAACGTTCCTATCGTCAGCGCAACACAAACAACTCGATCTGGTTTCAGTAACTCAGATCCGGATTTAACTGATACCTCAGAATCCTTTGGTCTCCCAGCCACAGCAGACTTCATGATAGCACTCATATCATCGGAAGAACTGCAAAATCTAAATCAAATAATGATTAAGCAATTAAAGAATCGATACAACGATCTTACGCTTCATTCTAAGTTCGTTGTCGGTATTGATAGGTCTAAGTTTCGATTATATGATGTAGAGCAGTCAGCACAGGAAGATCTTATTGTCGATAAGCCAGCGTTCGATAAGAGTAAGTTTGGGTCGCGTGCGAATGAAGAAGATTCCATGCGTTGGGCTACTAAAAAAATGGGTCGTAAAGACTTCAGTGGATTTAAATAGGGTGTAATATGGGAAAAACGTGGAGAAGAGAGCGATACGAATCGGATGAAAATTCTAGTCGTAGTTTTGCTAAAAACCAAAAACAATATTGGGTTGAGAAAGAAGTTATTGATGAATTTAGATATGGTCTATCAGAAAGCGAAGATGAAGATGAAGATGAAGAAATGAATAACAATAAATAGTGGTATATCTTCATGGAGAATTAGATGAGGAATCCAACATTATCAGTTCGAAACGCTCCAAAAGGAACTCTAAAGCAATTTAGATCAGCCACGCGATCGATATGTGCTTTTCTTCTTGGAAGTAGACTCTCAGAAGTAACATCCATACATCTAATATTCCGTAAGAATCTCGCTAAAAAGGAGTTTGTTTATGGGGATTGTGGTTGGGAAGATGATAGCTCTCCGCCAAGAATGTTTACGATACGTATAGACTCTGATATGACAAGATTCCAACAATTTATTACATTGAGTCACGAATTAGTTCATATGAAACAATTCGCTAAAGGTGAGCTTTATGGTTATACTCATCGTCCAGAAATCACTAGATGGAAACGGCGAAAAATTAATGTAGAGAAAACCGATTACAAAGATCTGCCTTGGGAAAAAGAAGCATATAAACTGCAAAGAAATCTAATTATTTCGTGGGCTAAAGAAACAGGGAATATGAAATTCATACACAAGAAAAAATAGTTCTTTTGGTATTATAAATAAGTGTATGTTAAAATTCACAGAATTTATTGCAGAAGATATGAGAGCAAGTTCGCTTTCTATTTTTGACATTGATGATACACTTTTCCATACAACAACCAAAGTGTTCGTTGTAAAAGGTGATAGACGTGTTAAAACATTAACACCAGCAGAATTTAATGTCTACAAATTAAAATCTGGAGAAGAATTTGACTTCTCCGAGTTTCGTTCGGCTGAAGTATTCAACGCCACTGCGCGTCCTGTCGATACTGTATTTAAAACAGCAAAGAAGATGCTGAGTAAATTCAGAGACAGCCCTCAGAAAAAAATCATTATCATCACAGCTAGAGCTGATCTAGATGATAAAAAACTATTCCTAGCTACATTTAAGAAATATGGATTCGATATTAATCGTGTTCATGTTGAACGCGCAGGCAATAGAGATCTTCCTGGTCCGGCCGCAAAAGCACAGATCACTTCTGAGTATCTACAAAAAGGAAATTACACTGTCGCAAGAATGTTTGATGACGCTGTAAAAAATCTTCAATCATTCCTTGCGCTCAAAAAAGAATTTCCAAAAGTTAATTTCGAAGCATTCTTGATACATGAGAATGGTTCAATTACTAGATACGGGAGATAAAGGTGGCTAATCCCATCAGAATGGCGAGCGGTATAATATCGTGCTACAAGTATGTCATCTATGCGATTGATGTGCTGAGTAAAGATGCACCAATCGCATTCATTAGAGAAAAAAATGGTGGCGGCGATCCAATCATTCTTAATCCTACTAAGAAGTCTAGAGAATTAGCAATTAAGACCCTCAAAACTTTTATCGAAGGTGATAAACTGGCATCCTATTTTTCATACCTGCTCCTATATAAGGATGCTCTGGATAAGATAAAATTAGATACTACAAAAGAAACTGACGAATCGTTCACTGTTGGCTCTATCATGAAAAGTGGCGAAAAGGTTCCATTTGGTTATCTTGCTGAAGTTCTACTCCAAGCTGCTATCGTTGCTCGATTCGTAGAAGGTAGAAAAGGCGAAAGTATTAACGCAGTTCATGTTGCCAAATATATCAAGCAGTTTCTAACAGAAAAATCTAACTCTAGCGCATACACAGCAGTCAAAGGTCCTTCCGATACTAAGAAGTCTATCGCAAAAGCATTTAAATATACAGTTCCAAACAAACTAGCTTCTGTAGGTGTGGACACAGTTTATGCGTTCTACGTTCTTAACAGTGCAGCTTTCACTTATCTTAATGCTAGAAAATCAGTTATCGCCTCAAGCAGTGATTTAGCACCATATATCGCGGATGCGTGTAGATATGTTAGCTCAGGTGCGTGTAAAGAGCACGCTGAGTATTTCTACACAAACGGACGTCGTGACAGAATCGATATCGTATCTACGAGTATCTCGGGTCAGGACAAAAAGAATCCAACCAAAGCGGATATCGTAACTGCGTATTACGAAGGATGGTCTGGAAATGATAGTAGTCCTGGTAAGCCTATTGTGATGAAGCTCAATCTTTCCGTTAAGATCAATCACGTCACACAAGTAGGTCAAGCTTCTGGACTACATTCTGAAGCTATGAAAATTTTCTCAAGCGCAGTTGGTGTAACGCTATCTAACTCAACTATCAAAAAAGTCAATGAAATTAATTTGAAACCTATCACTTCGCAATCACAAACTGAAGTCTATAAATTGGTGTATGGAGAAATGTCCAAAGCTAATGATATTGATAAGTTAATAAAAGGTATCAGCTATTTCATCTCGTTTAACGATAAAACAATTACTATTATTGACATTGGTGCTGGATTGAAGACGTATTTTATTGAGAATCTTCAGATGCTAAAGAAACAATTCAAAGGTAAAAAAGTTTCTGCCAAAACTCGCGTAACTGGCGGAGGAAATTATGTTCTAGATGTGTATCTGGGAAATAGTCAGCTTCTCGAGTTGAGTTCGCGAAAGACTGGCGGTATATATAGAAATTTCGTTAATACAGGTGATGCATTAAGAGATATATTAAGCACACCACTATGAACAACATAATTTCAATTTCAGACATCTATGAGATTCGAAATAGAAAAAAATTAGAACTTGAATATTATCATAAACAGTTAGAAGAATTGAAAAGTAAAATGTTCTTCATGGAAAAAGAGATTGAGATGACAACCTTTATCATCGAAATAATCGAAAACGAGAAAGCAAATATTATAAATAGATCATGATTAACCGCAGTTAGGCTTAGGTAAACCTGCGAAAAAGGATATAATATGCTCAGATTTACTAGTTTCCTCGCTGAAGCAGCACAACAGCGGGGAATATCACATATAGAGCACCCGTCCGATCGAACATTCGACGGTCCAGACGCTGCTCATCATGCTCTTAATACTATCAAGAGCGTGGCTTCAGGCAAAACTCCAATCACCCGTAAGATCGACGATAAGATGTCTTATCAAGCGATTCGAGATAAAAATGGTCGCGTTGGAGTTAAATACAAAGGCGCTGGATCACATTATAATTTCTCTCATTCAGATATTGATAAGCAACACGGTCATAAACCATATCTTGCTCATCCGCTTCATGCTCTTCTGAGTCACGTCGGAAAAGTTCTTCCAAAAGGCCATGGCGAATATCAGGGTGGCTTTATGAGCACTCCAGAAACAAGAGCTACATCTGGTGGAAAGATTTCACATACACCAAACACTCTGAAATACGAAACTGATGCGAAATCCGAAGAAGGTAAAAAACTTAAAAAATCTAAAATAAGCACAGTTATTCATACAAAAATAGATGCAGAAGGTCGTGCTCATCCAATTACCGAGTCGATTTCTATTACTGAAGCCAAAGGTTTTGGCAGCCATCCTGACGTTCATCAGGTAGATCACATTGTCGGAAAAGATGAGCGCAAGTTATCTCCAGAACATCAAAAAGCTGTAGACCATCATGTCGGAGAAGCTGAGAAATTGATGAAGGATCATACGTATGGTCATCTGGCTGGTCATGAAGGCCATCTAAGAACTTATAT